CCCACGTTTAATTTCAAGTGAAATCCCACTCACCACAATAGTGAGAGCTAAGCGCCAGGCTGCCTACGTATGGACGAATCCATACGGTATCGGCAGCCAGGATCCCCAGTGGGTCCGGCGCTTTCGCTTGTAGTTACGTGCTTTATATGGTGTAAAACCCATATGCCGTTCAATACCAGTATACCAATGTGCGAAGTCTCTCGGATCAAAATGAGAGTCTTCCATCAGTGATTGCCGGTATAAAGCGAACGCACCCAAGAAAATAGGATGTGTATGCTTTTTCTTTCTTGGTACATTTTCCATAGTGTTGTACTCTCTTCCCGCTGGGAAGAAAATATCAACAACATGGCCATCTGTACCTATATCTGGACCTACGTTAAAGAATTTTGAAGTTTTTAGCAACAAAATTAATTTTTTATACGTAGAAGGCCATATATACTGATTTCCTGAACGCCGCAGATAGTTAACCCATAGGGTTACTGTACGCGGGCTCAGTTCATCTTTAAGAAAGAACGGTCGCACTTCTGTGCCGAGGAAGTAATCGCCTCCACAAGATTCCCGAAACGGGCCCTCGTGAAAAGATTTACTGTCGTTCACCTTGAAGCCGCAGACGGTTAAAACCGAAAGCAGCGTACTATAACACTCTGTTGGCAAAATAATGTCGTCTCCATAACACGATGAAAAGTGTAATGGGACATTATGATAATTGCATACAGCTCTAGCTAATGCTAGAAAAATCAGTGTTTCTAGTTCAAAGGTGAATCCGTTGCCCATGCTCGAGAATTTTTCAAATTCTCTTACGTGAGGCCCCACCGTATAACGATGAGATCTGCATTGGTCTAGAATTTCAAACCAATCGCGGCGAAGGAGATGTTCGACAACGGAATAACTAATAGTATCAGATGCACTAGTCACATCGACTGTTGCACTTTTACCACTAATTGACGCAAGGCGAGCCAAACGTTTATGTCTAGACTGTGCGCGGTTGAGGTCAACCCAACCAGCACGTTTTAGACGTTTCCGTATACTCCCACCGTAAGACTTCTGGATTAAACCGTTTAAGAGCGGTTCAATTAGAATGGGTCTATCGGTGAGGGCGTTTTTCGTCACAGAACTAAGTTGACCTCCGGGTACTATATTAAGTAAATCATATAGATCTGGAGAATCGTCCTGGCTTATCCCATAACAGGAAAGCCACCCGGGGCAGCTAGACAGAAGTCTTACTGCTAGGCCAACACAAGAAGGAGTAACATCTAGCGATGATTTCAGCTTATGAAAAGCTGAAGTAAATTTCTTTACATTCAACGCAGAGCCAGGTCCAAAGCGATATGGTAAAGACTCAAGTTGTGGCACAGGTCCGAGCACGCGGTCTATTTCAGATCGTGCTTCATGCAGAATGCATGAGACGATGGGATCCTCGAAAGGAGCCCCCCGCGCGAACGCTCGATTTGTGTCACCACAAGATTTTTCGCACGCAAGGAAAGTTTCTATACAGTTCGTTGTCGGATTAATATCTTCCAACGGCCAGTTAGGGAACTTCCTTATAATTGCGCTCACACCTGCATCATGCAGATATGAGACAGCGTCCGAATAATTACCAGGATCGCAATACGCGTTTTCAAGTAAACCGTTGTAATCACTATGCCTCAGAAATATTACTATTTTCAAGGCGTAAAGTGAACGGTGCTCGTAACACATATTTTGGATTAGGCTGACTAAGGTACTAACCGTACCAGAATCTAGGTCCGACTCAAATTGAAGTCGGCTATATGCTGATTTAGACATACAGTCTCCACGTTGGTTAGATTAGCTTGGATGAACGCCATTAGAAGCCGCACTTTGAAACTGTTGCGTCTGCAGAAAGTTTTCTGCAAACGAAATAGCGTCAAGAATAGCTGCGTCTGGGGCATCTTCACCTGCTAACAAGTCAACGTGAACACTCACGTAGTCTACTGCACCTGTATCCGCGTTAGAAACATACGGATACACGATTTGAGCCGAAACTTTACGTTTCGACTTAGCAGTAGATGGGCGAGTGCGTAACTGTACGCCTATACGTTGTGAATACGGGACAGTGTTATCGTCACGTTTCCATAACGCAGTTAGATTTACGTTAGTTACTGCTTTGAATAGTTTTGCAATGTCACCGCTATCGGGTAGACTGATGTCAATAAAAGACATATTTAATATCTCCGTTTGAGGAATGGGTCTTTTGAACCGTTACCTCTGAGACTGTTAAGTAATGACACAGCATCCAGAGCACGCTCTGGGAACCATGTCGCGTTTGAGATTGATGGGAACGAGGCCGTAGGCCAAGCTGTATTTAGAGAACGTTGGTACTCATTCAGTTCAATAAAATGAACTGCGTTAGTACAATACCACCTATTCGGTGGATCGTAATGGAAGAATCCATTAGACGTTTTCTTTATAAATCCAGTTGTTCTCCATGAATCAGTTCCATAAACTGCACTTGGTAAAGCAGGGGTTGCAGCAGCCGCGAGCCATGTTCCGATTGGTAAAAACCAGTCGATAACAAAACTCCACGGCATAAGCTCCCACGCAATCAAGTACGGGTTATGGAGGCCCATCGAATTAAACGTTCGATACGAAGGTGGAATCACCTTGATATGTCGAACGTATCTTCGTTTGACGGTAAATTGCCTCTCGTGATGAGGGCGATACGTACCGCCGGCGGATGGTATCGCGCCTACAGCATCATAGGAGTCGGAATCTTTTCCGTATCCTTTGACAGTTATATCGTAAGGCCAGAGATACAGCAAATTCGCTGTAGCTTCAGCCGCACTATATATGTCATTGATGAGCGGGCGCCATCCGTAACGAAGTTCTAACCATTGGTTAGATAATCGTTGGTCCACAGACAGCTTTTTATTGGACGAAATCCGTCTTAACTCAGGTAGGTGGTCATTTCTGCTTAAACTTAAAGCATCAATGGCTGACCCCAAGCGCCCTTTCTTTAACATGCGTAACGCATGATAAATTCGGGTAGCACTTGTGCCAACTAAGGCAGCAGTTTTTCCAAACTCTGCCATCGTAACACCTAGATTGAATGAACTGCTACTAGCATTTTCATTCAGTTGAGCAACCGCTAACAAATCAGCTTTGTTTCGTAGCGAAGTGAGCACCGTATTATACGGAGCCACTTGTACGATACTCATCGACTTTGCAGTCGATGAAGGCTGTTGATACGAAGTCCCGTAGTATTTAATTGTCCAGTCAAAAGCTGGAGTCAATTCATTACGACGTGAGTGCGTATAGTTGTTTGGCGGAATGGGTAAACCATTTAAAAGCTTCGTATAAAATGCCTCGTCATTATCAGTAACCACAAAATGGTTAAGATTCTGATACGGCGTATTTACGATTTCTTTTTCGCGATATCCCATTAGATAGACCTCCGTACTAATTTGTGAAATGTCACAGCCATACAAACCATATTGCTATGGAAGCAATGGCGATGCCGAATAATAAAAACGCGGCAACAATTAGTAGCCGGTATACATATGTAAACATTAATATGTACTCCTCCGGAGCGAAAGGGGCTAAATTGCCTCATGAGAGGGCCACCTGGCC